CTGTGATATATATGAATTTACCATCATTTAAGCTAATTTCAATGAACACATTATATTCCTGATTTCTTTCTTATACTCAGACTTTTCTAAAAAGTTGCAAAGCAATCTAAAATAATTCTATCTGTTTAGAGTATACCACAAAATGTCTACTCCTACACCAGCAAGGACTTTTACAAGTGTAATACCTGATGTAACTACTGGTGGCGCCCCAATTGGTAATGGTACAAAGTACTTCATGTTCAGTTTTAACGTTCCTACAGCTGGAAATGATGTTAACCTTTTCTTAAGAACAGGAGCCTGGGCATCTGGTGATGGTGAGAAGATTGTAGGTTTATATCGTAATGGAACCGATGTTAATTTGATTGGGGCCACTAATGTGACTGTATTGTCAGGTACAAGCATTCAGAGCAGCAGCATAATTATTAATAGTAATTTAAATAACCAGACTACTACCCCTAATGCAAAATTTACTGGACTTCTACAAGATACGTACCTAATCGTGACAACTACATCATACCCTGAGAGCGACAACAATTTCGAGGATGTTTATGCGTCTCTTGAACAGAATAACACTGTCCTACCTCTTAGCTATCTGCAGAATTCAGATACACTGATTGTTCCTAGTGCTTCTGCCCCTACTCCCGCGCCTACCCCTGCACCCACTCCCGCCCCCACTCCTGCACCCACTCCTGCACCTACCCCTGCACCCACTCCTGCACCTACCCCTGCACCTACTCCTGCACCTGCTGCTACTACTCTCGCTGATGCTACTCTTAACAACGTAACTGTTTACATCCCTATGACCTATGAAATGTCTGGTGCCAGCGTTGAGCTTTTCGGTCAACAATACACTATGTCTGGTGATATGATAATAGTTAAGGATCCTCTTAACGTAGCCTCTTTCTACGAAGCTGGTGTTGGCGCTTGGCTTAAGTATAAACAAGGAGCTGCTGAAGATGATTTCACTGCTGGACCTAAGGATGCTGTAAAGGCTGCTGCAATCAAGACTGATGTAGTCGCTTCTGTCCACATTGCCGATGGTACTTCTTATGATGCATCTAAGAAAGGTTCTGATAAACTTGACTGCTCTGGTGTCTTCCCTGGCATGGACGCTACTTGGAGCAACTATCACTCTATTCAGGATTTCGTCCTCTCTTACTTCGCAAACAACATCCTTGGACACCCTGGTGCTCTTGCTGCTATCTCCAATGACTCTTCTATCCGTGCAAAGATCACTTCTGAGTTCCCTCCCATTCTTAATGAAATGGCTACCATGGCTGAGGATAAGTGCAAGGTAATCGTTCAGCAAATCATGAATCAGGATTTAGCTCGCTTCAACCTTGATGAAAAGAACGTGTATCAACCTGTTGTATTCCGTGCAGGTGATAAGGTTATCCTCCAGCTTGCTCTTCACGATAACACTTACTCTTTAAAGAACCCTGCAGGTTCTCCTTCCAATGTCGTTGGTGGTGTAACTGCAGCTGCCTCTGCTTCTGCATCAGTTGAATCAACACCTGTCAAGACTTCTACTGATTATTATCTTCTTCAATTTACTCTTGCTTAATTGTAGAAGAGTACACCCTCGCTTAAAATATACAATTAATAAATAATATACTATAATATTTTATATATTATTATTTATCTTATAAACTGCCTTATCCATACTTGTGAAACCCATTTTTCATTAACAGCTGGTAATGCGGCATGTAAAGTTTCTTTATCAACCTCTCCATCAAACTTACAAGGAAAAAAAATCAAAGCACTGCCTTTCGTTGGTTTAACAGATACATTAAGTGTAGGAAAAGAAGTATGCCCTCCATCTTCACATGTATTTAAATATATTAATACAGTTCCTATACGCTGTCCTCCATTACTAATAGCAGAATCTCCTGTTCCAGTTCCTGCGTGAAAATAATCATAATGTGCAGTATATTGTTCACCTTTTCTATAACGACAAATTTGAGGAGCTTCTTGTTCTCTCCTCGTTTTTCCAGTTAGCTCAAAAACTTTGTCAGATAGCCATACAGCATCATATGCATAATAGCTACTTGAGTCACGAATATGGTGTGAATTCTTCGGGCCTAAGAATGTAGATTCAACGACTTTATCACGCCCTAATTCAATTAATTTATCACACTCTTCGTCTGTTAAAAAATGCTCAATTTGATATATAGGACTTTTCTCGCATATTTTTACAGCTCTTTCATGATTAAGTTGAAGATAACCATCAATGGACACAGCAGCATTGCCATTTGGATCACTTGTTTGCATTTATAATAAATATGCATTTATTTTTTAAGTAACTCGCAAAATGCACGCAGCCTCAACGCGCCTTTATTTTTTCCATAATTATCAGCATACCATTTACTTGGATCAAACTCCCCTGAATATCCTCGTTCTATAATACTTTTATAACCAAAAACAGCATCATCAGATGACGTAAAAAAAGCACCAGTTTCTGGTACAACATACTTCCATCCACCAAATATTTCCTTATTTATAAGGACAGCACATCCATTAGAAAGAGCATCTGTAATGGTACGAGGAGAAGCATCAGAGACAGCACTTATTAAAAGTATTTTGCAGCGCTGCAAGTATTTAGTCCAATTAGCCCACAGCAACTTTGGCTGATGCTCAAGTCCTTCCTTTGGATTTTTTCCAACATAGACAGCACGACAGCCGACAGCATCTTTTATTTTACGCAAGCATTCAACACCTAATTGAATTTGTTTATGATACTCATAATAGTCTGATTCATCATCTCCTCCATAATAAATAATATCAATATCACGTTCATTCCATGGTATTATATTTTTAGTAACATCTGTTAAATCTGATTCACTATATACTATACTTTTAGGGAATAATTGCTCTTTATCACATGACAGCCATCCATCAATTGCATTTATAATTGATTGCATATGAGGTTTATTAATTTCTGCTAATCGTGAATTATTAGCTTCATCCTCTTTATTGTAATGAGGCCAGTGTCCACATGACATTATACCCAAACATACATCACCATTCCTCTTTGAAATCCAAAATTGATCAATTAGGGCTTTATCTTTTTCATAAAGAGGTGCACTTATAACTTTAACAGGAAGAGTATTGCCATAATAGTCTAATACTTGATTATAGGGATAATTATTACACCATCCGTGGAGATAATAGCCTTTTTCATTCTTAGCCGAATATTTTTGTACTTTTTTATCAACTTCTTTATCCATTTACTTAATTATCTAATTATAATTTTAAACTATATTTATAAATATACACGAATAAATATACATGAAAAAAATGTATAGTTTTTTTATTTATTATTTAATGCAAATCATTTAATTGTTTACTTCTTCTTTGCGATAACAGTCTTCTTTACAACAGTGGGCTTCTTGGGAACAGGAAGAGCCTCTTCCTCTTCAGCACTCTCATCCTCATCATCCTCTGCAAACTGTGAAAGAGAATTCTCTTGAGTTGATGCAGCAGGAGTGGATGCGGGCATTACAGCAGCAAGTACATCATCATCATTAATCATATTTGTATCTGCATCAGTTGAAGAAGCGGGCTCAGATGCAGGAGAATCTCCAAAGCCTTGGAAAGCAAAGCTAGAAAGAGACTCGGGGAGCTTGTGAATCATAACTTGCTCTGCAACCCAGCTACAGCTGAATCCAGCTCCAGCAAAGGTAATACCAGAGCAACGTACAATTACTGACAGCTGAACTTGCTTTACGATAAGCTCATCAATAGACTTATCCTTAATTGCCTGTTTATTCTCATTCCAGAACTTGGTCTCAAACTGACCTTCCCTGTCCTTCTTGAACTTAATCTTATGTACAGGAGCATACTTCATATTTCCATTATCATCAAATGACTCCTTAATGGCTGACTTATAAAGAGTCCTAATAGTATCCTTTGTGATATCCTTGTTCTTGGGAAAGAATACCTTCCTATTCTTAAATGCCTCATCAAGAATAATATCATCTACTTTCTTAAGCATTTCATAATATCCTTTGATTTCAGGGTCAGAATCATATCCGCGAAGAGATAGATTCATGCTAAATGCCTCTTTTCCGCTTGCTTCATCGCGGAAGATATCAAGTCCAAATGGAACTGATAGATTTTTGGGTGTCTGAATATAGAACTTACCACCACTGTAATTTGTGTATGACTGCCTGGCTCCATTTGCATTAGGAAGCACCTTGGGGGCAGTAATAGTAAGTTTAGTCTCGTTGAAATTATTTGCGGATACGATAGTCTGGCTCATCTTATAACTTTATGTGTTTGGGTACTTTATATACAGTCGGACCGCCGAGTCAAATTTTTTTTTATTGACCGCGATTATATATATAAATTTATACACACATTTTCCTCATTTCCAAATGCCGGGTAATCAGGTTCTAGAAAAGTTTTTTTTGAAATTACGACGCATCCCCTTTTAACAATATCATAATTCTTTCCGGTTTATTATTTTATGGTATTGTATCATGCGTTCAGTTTTTTTTAAGTACTATCTTTTAGTTTTTAATTTATAAAAAGTGATACGAATACTATTAAAATCTCCGGCATGCTCTTCAAAAAAAAAATCCCGGCAAAAAAGTTATAAAGGTAAAAGTAAAAGTATTTCCAAAAAAGTGATTTATTTACCGGCTAAACCTACTTGTACCGCGTTAAAAGATGTCAAATACTACCTCCGTAACTAATACAATGAGCAAGACTACCAAGACTGCCGCCAAGACTGTTGCAAAGAAGACCGAAGCCGTCGTAGCTGTTGTAGCTGCTGAGACCGTTACTCCTGCTGCCCCCAAGAAGGCCGCTAAGGCCGCCGTCGCTGCTACCCCTGTTGTAGCCGCCCCTGCTACCCCTGCAGCCGTTCCTTCTGCTTCTGCCCCTGTAGAGGCTGCTGCCCCCGCCCCTGTTGTATCTGTTGCTGAACAGATTCAGACCATGGTTAAGGAGCTTTCCTCTATCCGTGATGCTTCCAGCAAGACCATCGCCGCTCTTCGCAAGCTTGAGAAGCAGCACTCTCGTGAAGTGAAGGAGGCCAAGCGCCGCCGCCGTGTAAAGAAGGATGATGGTGAGGCCAAAGAGACCCGCCACCCTTCTGTCTTCACTACCCCTTACCTCCTCAAGGACACCCTTGCTGTCTTCCTTGGAAAGGAGAAGGGCACCAAGATGACTCCCGCTGAAGTCACCAAGGCCTTCAAGGTGTACATTGATACCAATGGCCTTAAGGGAGAGAAGCATGCCATCAACCCTGATGCAAACATGCGCTCTGTTCTTGGACTCAAGGATGATGAAGTTCTCTCTTACCGCTCCATCCAGTCTTACCTCTACAAGCTTTACATCAAGGAGTAAATACCATAACAAATAACAAATAACAAATAATAATAACATATAAAATTACAATATTTTTTACTGCAAATAAAAAGTATTGTCATTTATTACGAATATACACATCTAATAGGCCCCTAATTTAAGACTCTTTGGTGTTCCTAATGCTCCTGTTCCTAAAGAAGGAAATCCCCATTTATCCCATACAAGTTCCTTTCCAATTGTATATCTCCATGGATATGAACCTCTTATAATACCTCTTTCAGCTAATTCTATATTTTGTATACGCATCCATCTGCGTTGTTTTTTCCATCCATTAGGACCTCCTATAAGCTGTGCAAGCCATAATTCGGCCCATGCTTCAGTCTCTGCTTCAATATCCTGAATGTCCTTCTTTTTATCATCAGTACAAGCTGCATGCAATAACTCATGTATAAGAACACGTGCTGCATCCTCCTTGCGATATATTATAATTGTATTAGGATTACATGGCATACAATAACCTCCATTTACATGAACGGGGCCAATTATTTGTCCTTTTAGAGGAAATAGACGAGGCTTTGGATGAGCAAACCATACTATACGCACATTATGCAAACCGAATAAACGTAATATACGTCCCCATAAGTCCCATATACTATCTAATTGTTTCCCATAATGAAGAACTATTACACGACCATAAGAACAACTTTTAGCAAGTATATGCACATTTTTGCCTAAATCACCAATCATTTCTGAACGCAATCCTCCCACATCAAATTGAGAATCCTGTCCTTGCTGCTCTATCCATCTCATATCCTTATTGGATACTTCATCATCATACCAAACCGGAGCAGGCTTATCTAATTCTTCCTTGATTCTTTCATTTATTACTTCTAAAAAAGCCTTATAGGCCATACTATCTATTATTATATTATATAAAGCTTACTATATAATATAATAAAGTTATTGCGTCTTTGGCTGCAGCCACTAGGATCTAATTGCTTCAGCGAAGCCTGGCGATAAGAGCCGTTAGGATCTAATTGCTTCAGCGAAGCCTGGCGATAAGAGCCGTTAGGATCTAATTGCTTCAGCGAAGCCTGGCGTAAAGGTCTATGACCTAATAGCCTCAATAAGTTCTATTAGGAAATTCTCCCAAGTAATTGGAATACGATAACTAGGTAACATTACAAATCCACCACCAGTCTTCGCCATTGCAAGTACACGTAAAATTGCAACATATTTGGTATGTGGTATACTACTTTTATGACGTTCAACTGCCTCTACCCAATACATAATCATATCACACCAACGTAAATTTCGCTGCATACATGTATAAATCCACTGACGTACCATTACAGCATCATCAAGTATCCATTCTTTCTTATTATACCATGTAGTCCATGTGTGATTAAAAAATCTTGTCCAACCATCTCCTTCGGATACAGAAGGAAGAGAATGCCATTTTTTACGTAATTCTATATATGCTCTATCTTCACCACCATAAGGAATATCAAAAAAGAAATCATTTAATCGTGAATGAAGAGGATATTCGCTTGTCATTAAAATCGTTACTGTATCTCCATATCGTTCTAATGTTTCTTGAAGTAAAAGGACACTTTCTTCACTTAATAAATGTGCGTGATAAATAACAAGAATATGACTTCCATCATTTAATAAAATATTTCCCGTTCCCTGGAACAAAGTTAAAATAGATTGTACATAATTTTTATCTTGTAAACTCATGCGTGCTACATCAAACCCACGATGAATACGCGATATTTCGTATATAAGACCCTTTTTCTCATCTTTTGAAGAACTGTTATCTTCTATATTTGTAGTAATTTCTCCTTCACCATCATTCCCTTGAAGAGTCCAGCGTTTTTCCTGTAATTGAAAATTCTGATTAGACTTTTGTGCATAATACTTTAAAAACTCAAGAAGCGCTGTCCTTTTACCAGTTCCTCTCGGACCTCTCCAAACTAGATTTGGAATCATTATCTCTTATTTGCAACAAGTGCTTAAATACCATTTAATAATATAACTGTAAGCGATTTTATATATTAATATGGAGTTATTTATTCCTGCACAGACTCTTGATGTAGGTAAAATTCATTTATCTAATTTTAAACAAATGGAAGGAAGAAATACAATGTCTATTGCTCCTTTACATTATATTGACCAATATATTAAATTGAAAAATGTTACT